TTGGGTGACTCTATAGCCGTAGATTGCGTGCGTCAACTGACGCTCGTTTTCTATAAGCTGGAGGTAGACTATGGCGGAGAAATGGAGCGACAATTCCTGGATCAGTTTGAAAAGACCGACCTGGATTTGCTTTCTCTCTTTGATGGTGTCGACACTTATCGCGACGCTGTCATCAGGGAGATGGGGCGAGTTATTGCGAGGGTCCTATGTAATTCAGACCCTCTTGATATTACTCCCTCTCACGGCAGCGGTGCAACTGCTTGCCGTACTCCAAATTGGGAAAAACACCATCGACCCCTCAAATACTTTGAGAAGCTCGATAATGTTTACTCATATTCTGACTATTTCTTTTTCTCTTATACTCATCTGGTTGATGAGTTCCAGAGGTTAGAGGAGAGTCAGCCGGAGTCGGTCCCGAGGGCTCGAGTTTGTCTCGTGCCAAAGGATTCGCGAGGGCCAAGAGTAATCTCGTGTGAACCTGCTGAGATGATGTTCATCCAGCAGGGGATCATGCGAAAGCTCTATGAAACCCTCGAGGCCCATGACCTGACCTCTGGTCGCATAAATTTTGCTGACCAGACGATAAATCAGGAGTTGGCGAGACTTTCATCGAAAGGTGAGGTTGAGCTGGCAACGATCGATTTATCGGATGCTAGTGACCGTGTCAGTTTCGAGTTGATTAGGCGGGTTTTCCCAACTAATTGGCTTGATTGCCTTCGAGCTTGTCGCTCGGAGGAAACGGAACTACCTAATGGAAAGGTTATAAAGCTCAACAAGTTTGCCCCTATGGGTAGTGCTTGTTGCTTTCCAGTTGAAGCGCTTGTCTTTTGGGCATGCGCGGTGGCCAGTCTTCGTATAGCAGGGGGCCTGAAGAGGTACCCCAATGTATACGTTTACGGAGACGATATCATCACGGATTCAGCCACGGCTGAGGTCGTGATGAGTGGACTTGAAAAGGTTGGCCTTAAGGTCAACCGTGATAAGTCCTTTGTCAGGGGTCCCTTCCGAGAATCTTGCGGGGGCGACTACCACTTAGGTGTGGATGTCACTCCCGTGAGGGTAAGGAAGTTCCTTGATAAGTCTCGTACCTCTGTCACGACTAACGCGGATCTTGCAAATCTTTTTATTGCAAAATTCGGTTACGCAGACGCCTATTCCTTGCTCTCAGTAATAGAGAGTGAGGGGGGATATGCGTATCCTAGGACCAACTTGTGCTTACCTGGCACTGTGTTGGTTTCTGATCCTAGTGCTAGTAACGATGTTCTTTTCAAGAGGAGATGGAATCCATCTCTTCAGCGATTTGAGCACCGCATACTTGTCTGTTCTTCTGCATGTCTGCAGAGACAACCTCCAAATTGGGAGGAGCTGCTAAGGAAGCAGTTACCTAAGAGTATGCGTTCTTCAATCATGTCGCGAGACACATTAGAAGAAGACACGACTGACGGGCCGTACTTCAATCCGGTTGCAAAACTGGATCGAGCTGCGGATCCTGGTTGGTACACGGATCCCCACGCCGTCGTAGCTAAGTGGGTATGGACATGGCTTGGTTAAGCTAAGTCCAGGGTAGAAATATCGCCGTGAGGCGACGTTTCATCCCTCAGGGAGCGGAG